TCAAAATGCGGACCTACGACAATCCGCATCTACCTGAAGACTTTATTGAACGCCTCCGTGCCAACTACGATCCAACTCTTCTCAAAAGCTATTTAGAAGGAGAATTTGTAAACCTAACCACAGGTTGCGTTTACGACCGCTTTGATCGTACCAAGCATGTTTTTGCAACGCTGCCAGACATCACCCGCGAAGCATTACGTATTGGCATTGACTTCAACATTGGCAACACCAACGCGGTCATCGGCATCCGCATAGGTGATCGTGCTGTCGTCATTGATGAAGTGGTAGGCGCACACGATACAGATGCACTTGCACAAGAGATTCGCAGGCGTTACCCAGACCACAAGATCTATGGTTACCCAGACGCATCAGGTGGCAATCGCTCAACCAACGCAACTCGAACTGATATTCAGATTTTGGAAAGCTACGGAATCAGTAACCAGTCACCGCAATCAAACCCGCCGATCAAAGATCGCGTTAACAATGTGCAAGCCATGCTTGAAAACGGAAAAGGACAAAGCCGTCTGCAAGTCTGGCAAGGTTGCAAAAAGGTGATCGAATGCTTGGAGCTGCAGTGCTGGGATGAAAAAACCCAGTTACCAGATAAGCAGTCTGGCTTTGACCACCTGAACGATTGCCTTGGCTACTGGCTTCATCGTGACTTCTCGATGCTGCACAAGAACGCAGGGCGCACCACCGGAATTAGGGTCTACTGATGTAATGTGGTGGCGCAGCGAGGCGGCAACCTCCTGCACCCGGTCACCTGAGCTACCAGGCAACATGGACATCATTACACGCAAAGAAGCCCTAGCGCAGGGGCTCACGCATTATTTCACCGGCAAGCCGTGCAAGCGCGGCCATATTGGAGCCAGATACACAAAAACGAGCAACTGCGTTGAATGTGTGCTGACAATTTTCAACAAAAGACCATATCAGCTAACTCAAGAGCAGCAGGAAAAATATAGAGAAAGAAACAGAAACTATCAAAGGCGTCGCCGTGCTGCAATGACAATAGAGCAGCGCAAAGAAGAAATCAAAGAAAGATCAGCTTATATTCTTAGTTACATCAGCCAAAGGCGCAATTCGGATCCCAGCTTTAAGCTGCGAATGAATCTTCGCCATAGAGTTTGGACAGCGCTTCAAGCAAACAAAGCAAGTAAGTCCACAGGCATTGATGATTTGGTTGGATGCTCTCTTGAAAAACTGGTCAAGCATCTTGAAGGCCAGTTCACTGACGGCATGAACTGGGACAACTATGGGCGCGATGGATGGCACATTGATCACATCCGTCCATGTGCCAGCTTTGACCTGGCAGATCCAGAGCAGCAGCGGCAATGCTTTCATTACACCAATTTGCAGCCGCTATGGGCAGCAGACAACATCCGCAAAGGAGCCGTATGGTCAGAGCCTGCTGCATAGGGTAGTATTAGCAGCGTCCGCTTTACCCCTACTCATGCTCAAGGGTTCCGAACTACTTGCCAAGGTCAAAGAGCTCAAGGATCTCAACAAGTCTGATCTTGTCCGCGAGTGTGGCTACACCAACAAAGACGGCAAGCTCTGCTACACCGCTTTCTACGAAGCACTGCTTGAAGCCAAAGGCTTTGAAATGAAGTCCACTGGTAAGCGTGGTCGTGGTTTAACCTACAAAACCAAAGTGCAGTTCAACGGCAAACTGCAGATTGGTGAAGGTTACGTTCAAGAGATGGGCTTCAAGCCTGGTGACGAGTTTGAGATCAAGATTGGTCGCAAGTCCGTCACACTGCAGGCTGCTAGCACATCTGCCGAAGTAGCTGTCGCTGTTTGATTTAACGGGGGCTGGTTAACGCTAGCCCCTAAACTTTGATTATCGAAGCGGCGCCATGTACTCAGGGTATAACTTCTACGACCGCCCCACTGCGCGTCGCACAGTTACCAAGGTCAACGATGCCAACACTGCTTGGTACGCACAGGAGCCACACTGGATCCTGATTGAAGACCTGTTGTCTGGCACCTACGGTATGCGGCGTAAACATCGCCGTTACCTGCCGCAAGAACCACGCGAGCTAGATGAAAGCTACGACAACAGACTGGCACGTTCAGTATGCCCGCCTTATTACCAGCGTCTAGAGCGAATGCTGGCTGGTATGTTGACCCGCAAACCAGTCAGGTTAAAGGATGTGCCTGACATCGTGCGAGAGCAGCTTTTTGATGTCAACTTGTTAGGCGATGACCTTAACGTCTGGACCTATGAAACTGCACGAAAAATGGTGCGTTATGGGCACGTTGGTGTGCTTGTGGATGCTCCTGCTGCTGGTCAAAATGGAAGACCGTATTGGGTCAGTTATACTCCGCGTGAAATTTTAGGCTGGCGTTTTGAGCTAGTAGATGGCGCCCAAGAACTTACTCAATTACGCCTGCTAGAAAAAGTAATTGTAAACGATGGCGAATACGGCGAAAAAGAAGTTGAACAAGTTAGAGTATTGACGCCCGGTGCTTTTGAATTGCATCGCCGTGATGAAAAGTCTGGCGACTTTCAAGTCTTTGATAGCGGCAGCACTACATTAAATAAAATTCCGTTCAGCGTTGCTTACGCTAATCGTGTCAACTTTATGGAATCGCGTCCGCCGATGGAAGACATCGCGGAACTAAACCTAAAGGCGTATCAAGTGCAATCTGATCTGGACAATCAGCTTCATATCTGTGCGGTGCCGATGCTGGCATTTTTTGGTTTCCCATCGTCAGCGGAAGAAGTATCTGCTGGTCCTGGTGAGGCTATTGCATTTCCGGCAGAAGGCAAAGCAGAATACATTGAACCAAGTGGCAATAGCTTTGACTCGCAATTCCGCAGGTTGGAGCAGATTGCATTACAAATTAACGAGCTAGGTCTATCTGCTGTTTTAGGTCAAAAGCTATCCGCAGAAACTGCAGAAGCAAAGCGTATCGACCGCAGTCAAGGTGATAGCACCATGATGGTCATCGCTCAAAACATGCAAGACTTGATCGATAACTGTTTGACCTACCACGCTGAGTATCTAAACATCCCACAAGCTGGTAGCAGCTACGTTAACCGCGACTTCCTTGGCGCACGTCTTGAACCACAGGAGATTCAATCACTGTTGCAGCTTTACACCGCTGGCACCATCACTCAAGAAACGCTACTGCAAAACCTTGCCGATGGCGAAGTATTGGGCGACGACTTTGATGTAGAAGAAGAGTTAGAGGCTACTCAAGCTGGCGGCATGATCGAAATGGCACAACCTGAACCGCGTGTCATACAGCAAATGCCAGAAGAGTCACCGGACATTGAAGACACAGAACAAATTCCGGCATCATGAGCTGGCTATGGAGGTTAGCTATGGAAGCCAGGAAACCACGCAGGCAGCAGCTTGTCTGCGTTAAAGGCCAGATGAAACCTCACATCTTTGCCATTATCAGATTGAGCTGGTATCGAAACGGTAGGCTTTATACCGTTGAAGAAATGAACGTAGAAAATGGTACTGATGAAACACCAGAAGCAGTCATAATGCTGATCAAAGAAGCGTTGCGTTCTGGCGCTGATGTAACCATGCAAACTGCGTGTAAGCCACAAGATTTAGGTATTGAATAATGGCAACGCCATCAGTTCTATACCGTAATGCGATTGACCTTAACCGCTACAGCAATAGCGTTGCACGTAGGCTAATCAATGCTTACAACGACATTATTGTTGATGCTGTCAATCAACTGCGTGTTATTGATGAAGCTGCTGCACCTGTCAAGGCTGCCAGACTGCGTGCCATCTTGGCTCAGTTAAAAGCAAGCCTTGCTACATGGGCTGGTGATAGCACTGAGCTGACAGCACTAGAACTGCAGGGTTTAGCGCAGTTGCAATCTGAATTTGTGACTGAACAGTTAGCACGGGCATTGCCACCAGGAATGCGTTCTGCTGTAAACACAGTTGAGATTTCACCGCAGTTTGCGCAGTCAGTCGTTACAACTGATCCAACGCAAATCAATGTTGTCACGTTAAGCGATGATTTGGTGGCTGCTGTGCAAGGCGCACCGCAAACATTTAGCCTCACTGCAGCAAAGGGTGCAACCATCACTTTGCCTAATGGTCAGGTTGTTGAAAAGGCATTTCGTGGCATTGCAGAATCGCAGGCTGAACGGTTTGGACAGGTTGTACGGAACGGCTTACTGACCGGTGAAACGACACCACAAATTGCAAAGCGATTGATTGGTACGCTTCAATTTGGGGAAGATCGCACTATTAAACAGGCAATCGCAGCAGGCGGCGAGCTAACTACAATCCCGGATAATCAAGTAATGGCGTTGGTGCGTACCAGCATTAACCAAGTAGCCAACTCCGCCAGCCAACAAGTTTACGAGGCAAATCAAGACATAACAAAAAAGTACCGTTACGTCGCAACGTTAGACACCAGAACTAGCGCGATCTGTGCAGCGTTAGACGGACGTGAGTTTGAATATGGCAAAGGTCCAATGCCACCGCAGCACTTCAACTGCAGATCAACCACAGTCCCAATTATTGATCCTGACATCCTGCCACCGTCTACAACAGCAACACGCGCCAGTCAAGATGGGCAAGTGCCGATCAACATGAGCTACGGCGAGTGGCTAGCCAAGCAACCTAAATCTGTTCAAGCTGAAGTCCTAGGCGCTGGCAAGGTGCCGTACTTCAATAAGCTTGCCGAAAAATACGGTCCTAAAAATGCCGTCGCCAAACTCGTGCGCGATGATGGATCTGAACTAACCTTGGACCAACTTCGCAGTCGGTATGGAACTCCCAAGCCTTAGGCACTTCCGCAACGAAGGCATTTACTTTATTAGCTCTGATCCAGTCGAAGCATTGATTGGTGAAGCATGGGTGCCAGCTATCTACACCGACAAAGGCTGGGCTACTGCAGACGGATCTACACTGCTTTCATCCGTTGAGGATTGGCGTTATGCCGTTGAAGAAAGGCAAGAGCAAGGAAGTGATCTCGGAGAACATCCGCAGGGAAATCAAAGCAGGCAAACCAAGAAAGCAAGCGGTAGCAATCGCGTACGCAAAAGCCGGAAAATCTCGCAAACGGAAGGCTAAATAAATGACAATCGGTATCGGCTCGCGTGTTGCTTGGACTTATCAAGGATCACGTACATTTGGCACTGTGACTGGTGTTGCCAAAAAACGCGCCACCATCAGCACCCAATCTGGTGGGCAAGTAGTGCGCATTGCTCAGCCTGGTGATCCTGTGCTTGAAATTAAGTCTGAATCAACCGGCAACAAGGTACTAAAGCTAAGGTCTGAGCTGAAAGAAGCGCCATTGAAACGATGAAAGGCAGGATTTGGGAAGGCAACTGCATCTACCTCAAATGCACTGATGGCATCATTGAGGGCAGATTTGTCTTCCCATGTCCTGCTGATCCGCAAATTCTTGGCGCTTTGATGGGCAGGTTGGCCGAAGGCATTGAAGTTATTACCTGCACCGATGACGAAGATGATGAGTAGGTGATAACCTTCAGTTGCACTTAACCCTGCGGGTTATTCATGTCTGAAGAAAACCAAGCTGTAGAGCCTGCGGCTCCTACGGTTGATGCTGATGCGTTGCAGCGCAGCGTTGAAGCTCTAGAGCGTAAAAACAAAGAACTGATAGCTGAGCTTCGTTCAGCCAAAAAAGCACCTGCTTTGCCAGATGGTGTCAATGTCGAAGAACTACTGGAGTTCAAGCGACGCGCCGAACAAACCGAACTTGAATCCCAAGGCAAATACACCGAAGCCCGTCAAGCTCTGGAGCAGCAATTCCGTGAGGCGACGGCGCAAAAGGACCAGCGCATTGCCGAACTTGAATCCCGAGTGCGGGAACTTGAACTGCTTACACCAGCAGTCAGCGCATTAGCTGACATCGTGCATGATCCAGACTTGGTGCTTAAAACCAAGCTGAACGCAGATCAGATCGAGCGCGAAGCCGATGGCACTGTCGTTGTCGTCGATGGCTATCAACGCACACCGGTAAGCGAATGGGCAAAGCAAACACTGCCAGCTTGGATGCAAAAGCAGCCCAAACCACAAGGCAGTGGCGCACCTTCTGGTCGTAGCAGTGGTGAAATTCCAGCGGGCATCAAAAATCCGTTTGCGCCCGAATCCTTCAATCTCACAGAACAATCACGTTTATTCCGTACCGACCGTGATTTATACGATAGGTTAAAAGCAGCAGCGGGGCGTTAAACTAAAACGTAACCGGCTGCGCTGGTATTTAGGGCTGCGCCCGACACCGTAAACCAATCTTGAGGATTAGTCATGGCGACTCTTCGCTCTGACATCATCATCCCCGAGGTATTTACGCCTTACGTCATTGAGCAAACCACTCAGCGTGATGCCTTCTTGGCTTCCGGTGTGGTGCAGCCTATGGCGGAGCTAAATGCCACCGAGGGCGGTGATTTCATCAACGTTCCTTTCTGGAAAGCAAATCTTTCCGGTGATTTTGAGGTGCTGTCTGATAGCACCAGCTTGACCCCTGGCAAAATCACTGCTGACAAGCAAGTCGGCGTGATCCTGCATAGGGGCAGGGCTTTTGAGGCGCGTGATCTTGCGGCCTTGGCAGCGGGCAGTGACCCTATGGCAGCCATTGGCGCCAAGATTGC